AAGCTTGACGACGCCTCTGCCTTTTCAAGTGACTAGCGTCCTAGAATAAATGCAGTACTCAGGCTTTCCATGGAGAACGAATCCACACGTAAAGAGTTTGAATTACCTTTAGAACTTCAGTTTGCCATGCGTAAAGCTGAGCTGCAAACAGAGGAGATGTGTTGGGAAGAACTGCAGGCGGCACTGTTAAATCTGTATTTCCAACGGATGATGGAATGGGCAGCCGTCAAAGAAATCATGTGTTCTGAAGGAATTGATATTGAGTGGGATCTGCCTAGTGAGTTGGAACTCAGTGAACTCGCCCTGGCTTGTATGCAGGACGAGTCAGACGATGACGACGATCTACACTACGCTCATCCTTTTTGACTCTCGTCTAATTGAATAAGACGATCCAGGTACCATTGTGCTTTTTTTAGTGATTCTGTTTCGCCTTTATAACGCTCACGCCACACGTACTTCTGGATATTCCCTTTTAGGTATCCGCGATACTCTTCGTTGGTTAGGGCTGACTCGATTGCTTCAATGCATTCAACCCCGCCGCCATCGGTGTAATGAGAAGGATGATTTACAACATCCTCTTTGATTGTGGGAGTTGTTTCAAGCGGTTTAATTGTAACCCAGGGAACTGGACAAACGCCATCTACGCACCCATTGGTTTCGTCAACAGGGGAAAACATGTCCATTGTAAGAATGCCGACTGAGACAGCCTAGCAGTTTTAACGCATTAAGCCTTTGCGTTTGGCGGAAAGCAGAAGTTCCATCTCATCTGGATCACCTTCGATATCACCTTGGATACCAGGGGGTTTGGGGTTTGCTCCATATAATTCCATACCTTCTTCCATGGAAGGAATGTAACCCGTCAAGCCTGGACGTTGACCATACAAACCTTGACCTTCAATATTAAGTGGGTTGCGTTGCATGCCATCCATGGGAGCAACTAAACCCGTGTTATACATATCTTGAAGAGGTACGTCGTTAGCTGCGGTATCGAGAGGTGCACCAAAATCCTCGAAGCCAATACAACGGCACTTTACTTGATCATTATTTGCTGCAAACTCTTGCAAAAACATTGAGGGCCGCATTGTTTTCTTAGCGATATATCCTTTCTATAATGATAGTATGAGCAAGTTTAGATCCGAGACTTACGACGCAGCCAAGGACTCCGGCACTTCTGCTGGGGTACCAACGGATCTGAACCCAGGAAGAGCTTATAACGTAGACCTGCGGTACGTGCGACCGCAAGAACGAGGCGTCGTTGGTTCCGCGTCAAAAGGAGCAGTGGCACGCGTTGACCGCTTCATGAAAAGTGCACGAGCTGCTGGCAAATATCAAAAGAACCAACTGATTAACGAACCCACCAGTGCCAATGCTGGTGACAGTGGTGGGCGTGCAGGGTCTACCGCGTATGCAGACAAACCCAAACAATCGTTTGGACGTAGTTAGACCTGTGGAAAAACTACGGTATTTGGTTGATCTTGGTACTTACCTTTCCGATCTTGGTAGCTGACTTCACAAGGATTCCCACGGTAGAAAAGCAGTTGAGTGATACCTTCGTTTGCATAGACACGATTGAATAGACCAGTGCAATTACTGATTTCAAGCGTCAGGTAACCTTCCCACCCACTTTCAGCGGGCGTGATGTTAACTAGAATTCCTGAGCGTGCGTACGTCGATTTACCAACTGCAACAACAGTGACATCACGAGGCAACTTCAAACGTTCTTGTGCAACGCCTAAACAATACCCATACGGAGGAAGAAGAAAGTATTTGCCGCGTTCATCTTCTAGAAGTTCCGCAGGCTTTAAAATACTTTCGTCAAAGGCCTTTGGGTCGCAATCACCGGTTTGAATCTTACCAAAGATCAAGCACTGGCTAGGGGACAAACGAATGTCATATCCGTAAGAGCTAAGTCCATAACTTAACAAACGCCGACCATCTTCTTTGCTGATCAGACGATCAACAAAGGGTTCGATCATTTGTTCTTTCTCGGCACGCTCTTTGATTTCCCAATCGGCCAGGACGCTCATAAAACCTCGATAGCTTGTTCAGTCTACAAGGAGATGGCCACGTTCGCCGTAGATTTTACAGAAGTGTTCTACTGCATCTCCTGAGCGATCTTTGGGAGGCAGGTAAACCAAGAAAGACGTGCACGTTTGTTTTTTCTCTACATTCCCATCAAGATTACGGAGCAGGTAAGGGACAGTACGTAGAACGCACATAGGGAATTTAAAGATCTTTGGCTCGTATCGAATCATGTCAGGGCAGTTGCTGAAGTAAAGCCCTTGCTCAATTTCGTCCGCTAGCCATGCATGGTACATTCGACGGAACCATACGGCATGCGAAGAAGTCAACGTCAGCGACGAAGCGCGTGTCATCTTCCACCGTTGGTTCTTTTGGTCCCAGAAGTATGATCCCGCTGGTGGAAACAAATAGCAGCTTCCGTACCATTGTTGGTTATTTAACCCATCATCCACAGGCGTGTAGTACTCAGTCGCTTGTACGTACTCATTAGCAACCTTGGAGCTCGCTACATCCAAGTCAATGCCGCCTAGAAGTTCGTTGGCAGCATGCACCAAGTCTGCGTTGGTGATGAGTTCTGCGCCTTCAACCCTGGCGGATACGCCGCGAATACCTTTCTCAGTCATTGTTAACAATGTCGTTATACGCTATTTCTAAATAGCGAAGACCCTTGTCGTCATTGATGATATACCCTGCTTTTTCCATCGGATCAATTTTTTGTGCAGCGGCAAGAATGCGACGTAATGTCTCGGCAAGATCACCGTTATTGTTATGTTCGCAATCTTCTTCTGCTGCGTGAATTTCTTTTAACGTCCAAAAGAATATAGAGCGCTCTTTATTGTCAGGCTGAAATACCAAGACGCCAGGACCTTCTGCGTCCCAAAACTTAACGTACTGTGCGCCCATGTCCCCAAGGATTAGCTTGACAGTGGTATCAAGCATTTTTGCCTTGGTCTCATCCAGTTCAGGACCAATGACTGACGCAATTAATTTCTCACGGCGATCCACTTTTTAGTAACCCTTGACGATGCAGAGATTCTAACAGTTTTGGAGTTGGCTGGTACAAGACAACCAACTTGCCAAGCACGCCGCGTTTCTTGCAGAGTTTTCCTTGCTCGTCTCGTACTTTATCAAATTCCCCAGACCTGATTAAATACTCGGCAACACATCGCAACCGACGTTTAAGAGGCAACTCTGCCTGTGGAAATTTACCGCAGATTGTATCTGGGTTTAGGTCTTTGAATGCCAGTCGTAATCGATTGGCCAAGGTCATGCCAGAGTTGGCATCCTCTTCTTCGTAGTTCTTTAAGTTTTCTAGGTAACGACGCAAGCAACCATCATCGAAGGAACCCCAGGGGGGTAAGAACATTTCCACTTGATCTGCCAAGGATTTGGGCAGTAGCTCCTCATGGTTATCGATATTGATAGCATCGATATCAATTCCCTTAAAACGATGTGCCATCACTCAAGAACCTCTTTGGTCGCATGATACAAGTGATACTGCGCACGTAGGTTTTTAAGATTGATGTTTTCGTTTTTAGCAAAAGACTGAATGAGGCGATTCCATGGGATACGCAAGACTGCTTTTTTGTGGACGTCAGGAGAAACGTTGACATAATGAATGCCTTCTACCCAGCCTTTATCAGGGTTTTTTCTACCGATTGCAATCCAGTTGCGGATGGTTTGATCGGAGACCCCTAGACGCCTACCACATTCTTCTGTCGAAATGTATTCATCTGCAAACATTTCGGGATTGGCAATATCAGTCTCAGCGTTTGAGTACCGACTATGCCACATGGAACCAAGGATATTCCTGATTCCTTTTAGTTCGTAGGCAATGTCTTCCAAGCCTTTGCGTAGTCCGTACGGCATGCTGCACTCCGATCAATTAAATGCTAGTCTTTTGTAAACAACTTTGTGATCATGGAAGAGCAAATTCCACCTAGCCAACTTCCCATGCAACAGACTCTGGAAGGGCAGATTACTCCTGAAGCGTTGGCAGAAATGAAAGCACGTGCGATGGAGTTAGCCATCCAGCAAACAGCACCTTACCGCACATCTGTAGAAATGCCACCGCAAGTTGTGTATGTGCGGCGTAATTTAACCGTGGCGGAACTGCTGTTGGTACTGCTGCTTTCTTGTGGAATTGTAACAGGAATTCAAGGGCTTTGGTACTTAGGTACTAATTTATTGCCACGTCTTGAGGTTAGGGTGCGCTAAATAAGCCGCACTATAATAAAGGAAAGAATTGCGCAGTAGATAGGTGGCAAACCGCCGTATTACCGAATTTCCTGCAATTGCAGCGAACGAAATTGTAGATCAGGATGTCATGACCCTGGTCCACGTTTTTGAGGTGGACCCGTCACTGCGCAACAAAAAAATTACCTTTTCTCAATTCAGGGATTATCTTGATTTATATTACGTTCCTGGCAGTGGCGCTTTAATTAGCGGTAACGTCACTATCACTGGCAACTTAACAGTAGGTGGCAACTCCAGTTTTAATACGGTAACTGCGTCTGGCCTTAGTACGTTTAGTGGAATTGTTGTTCAAAACAATGCCACTGTCAGCGGTACTGTCAGCGGCAACACCGTAACAGGTACTTTTATTCAAGGAAGTCAAGTTAATGCAGTAACTGGTACCTTTACAACCTTAGCGACAGGAGCTACTGCGTCTTTCCCAACAGGTAACTTCACAAGTCTCACTGGTACTACAACAAGTGGTGTAAGTGCTTTCTTTACAAATGGCACGTTCACCAACGTAACTGGTACTACATTCACAGGAACAACCGTTGCCGCAACCACTGGTACGTTCCAGGTTTTGGGAACGCCAATTCTTGACGTCAGCGGGAACTTATCTGTTGCAAGTGGATTAACGGTCACGGGTATTGCACAATTTGCAAGCAGCGTACGTGTCACTGGAACTCTTTCGGGAACCACAATTACTGGAACTACTGCACAATTCTCAACGGTCTCTGGTGTTTCAGGAGTTTTTACTACTCGGGTTTCAGGTGCCACAATTACGGGCAATACACTTTTAGTGTCTAATGCCACTGGTGTTTCGGGGACATTTACTACTCGTATTTCAGGAGCAACCGTAACCGGCAATACGGGTGCTTTTGGAACAATTGCCGGAGTCTCTGGTGTATTCACACAAGTTCTCTCAGGTCAAACAATTACAGGGGATGTTGGTAACTTTGGAACAATAACGGGAGTTTCTGGTTCGTTTACAAACTTATCAGGAGCAACTGTTACAGGTACCGTTGTTAACGCAGGGACTGTCACTTCGGTTACCGGTAACTTTGGCCGCGTGTCGGGTACGACAGTAACAGGTAATGCCGGACAATTTACGACGGTCACAGGCGCCACCATTATTGGAACTACCAGTGTTTCTGGTGCGACGGTTACGGGTAACGCAGGCCAATTTACAAATGTCACAGGCGTTACAGTCGTTGGCACTACTAGTGTTTCAGGTGCCACCGTTACCGGTAACACAGTACTTGCAACAAACTTAACGGGCCAAGTCGGTACATTTACCACTAGCGTGTCTGGTGGCACAATCACTGGCAATACTGTTTTAAGTACATCAGGAAGATTCCAGAATGTAAGTGGAGCTGTTATTACCGGCGACACCATGCAAGCCGGATTACTTTCGGCCGTATCTGGTGTTTTTACAAACATTGTTTTTGTTAACACTGTTGTTTCCGGTAACTTATCAGTATTAGGTACAGGCATTTTCTCCACAGGAGGTATTGTTTCTTCGGGAACAATCAGTGGAAGTAACGTTGTTTCACCGAGTGGGATCTTTACTTATCTCTCTGGTACGACTGTTACAGGTAACACTGCCAACTTTGCAACCAGTATTTCAAGCGCTACGGTTACCGGCACATCAGTTAATGCGGTAACTGTTAGCGCCACAACGGGTACTTTTGCGTCAATTACAGGATCGACGTTAAGAGTAACTACACCTTCTGGAGCAACCCCAGCTATTGTGTGTTCTGGCGTTGTTTCCGGTAGCGCAAGTGGGTTTGTAATCCAAGGTCCACTAATCATTCTTCCGTAATTTTCTCGGCTAAAATAAACAAAAAGAGACAACAAAATGACGTACGGCACAATTAAGGTAGACACTATTACCTTTACTAGCGATGGTGTTGATAAAAGCGTTGCAATTTCTGGTTTAGTTCAGAATCCTACCTTTACAGGAAACGTAACAGTAACCGGAACTATCTCTGGTAATACCGTACGGGGTCAAACGGTATCAGGTGTCACAATAACTGGCACAACGGCTCAATTTACCAGTGGAACGTTTGTTTCGTTAACGGGCACTACCCTTCAAGGAACAACAGCAACTTATACGACCGGTAGTTTTACCTCATTAACAGGCACGACATCTCGCGGCACGACTGCAAACTTTACTACTGGCACTTTTACTTCGCTAACAGGAACAACAGCAACCTTTACGACGGGTAATTTTAACAGTATTACAGGCGGGATTGCCACAATTACATCAGGTGTGTTTGCTACTGGAAATACTACAAATCCATCAATTAGTTTTAGCGGGGATTCCGACACTGGAATCTATTCAAGAGGAGCTAATAGCATTGCTATCACAAATAGTGGTGTTACAAGGTTTACGATTACAGACAGCGGTATTGTAAGGATAGGACCGGGAAGCACTCAGACCCTTGCTTCTGCTCCAGGGGCCGCTGCAGCCAACGTTTATTTTGACGGTGTAGCGCCTACGCCAAATAGTAGTACTTACCAAGGCGTAACCATTGTTAGTAGAGGCGGAGATGTATTTGGTGGAGCAGCGGTTGAAAGTTTGTCATTTTATTCGGCTGGATGGGATAGCTATGCTTCTATTACGCACGGTACATCGGGATTTGGTGACAACCTTATTCTTTCTGGATCTGACGACATTACTATTAGTGCTAATGCCAGAGGCATTGTATACGGCGAAACTTCCGCAGAACTTCAAGCGGGCGGAGGCGGCCTGCAAAGGTTGATTGCCAAAACAAACGAACTAGTCATTAACGATATTGGTAGCGACTACGATTTTCGTGTTGAAGGGGACACCAACGCTAATTTGTTCTTCGTCGACGCTTCGACTGAGCGCATTGGAATTGGTACTAGTAGCCCTCTGCAGACACTTCATGTCCAGGGCGGATCTGCTAACACAGACGACTCCTTGATTCGCATTGGTATTGCCAGCGCTTTTAATAGCTTACTTATTGGCTATTCGGGCACTGGCGATATTACTGATGAAGCCCCCGCCATTTACGCAACAAGTACTGCTGGAAGCACGGGCTCTGCTGGACATATTGCCTATAAAGCCAGAAGTGGCACTCTTAGGGATCATATTTTTTACACAGGCACCACTCCGACAGAACGTCTCCGTATCACATCAACAGGCAACGTAGGGATTGGCACTGGTACGTCTACGCCAGGTGGAACATTAGAGGTAAAAGCTGCCACTAGTGTGGCACCATTTGTGGCGAGTGGACCGAGCAGTGAATTTGCCCGCATCGACAGCTCCGGCAGGCTCTTAGTTGGCACGTCTAGTGCCCCTCAAAGTTTTGAAGGTGGAGCGACTATTGGAGTACAGGTTGAGCATACAGGCAGCTCAAACAAAAACCTTCTCCGCTTAGTAAGCAACGCTGTTAGTAACTGGCCCGCCGTCCTGTCGTTTGCAAGATCGCGTGGCACTTCGAATGGCGCAGTAACAGCGTTAAGCTCTGGAGACAATCTGGGGGTAATTTCATTTGGCGGTGCCGATGGTACGAATTATCTTGTCGGCGCAAGTATTGTTGCCACTGTAGACGGCACCCCCGGCGCTAACGACATGCCGGGCAGGTTAGTGTTCTCCACTACCGCCGACGGAGCGAGCAGCCCGACGGAGCGTATGAGGATAAACAGCGCTGGACAGATATTGTTCAATACAACTTCATTTGACGCTGCTAATCCGGGTGTATTTATTAATTCAACTGCCGATACCTATATCACCGCCGATAGTGCAACGCCTCTTTATATCAACAGAAAAACAAACGATGGCACTCTTGTTAGTTTGCGCCAAGCCAACATTGAAGAGGGTGCGATTTCAGTCTCTGGTACTACCGTTACCTACGGCGGCGGACACCTTGCCCGCTGGTCCCAACTAACAAACGACGAAGATGCATCCAGCATCCTCAAAGGTACTGTGATGTCCAACTTGGACGAAATGTGCGAGTGGGGCGAGGAGGATAACGAGCAGCTCAACAAAACCAAGGTAAGCGACGTTGAAGGCGATCCAAACGTGGCTGGCGTTTTTGTTTCTACGTCGTTCTCCGACGATGGCCCACTTGACTTCTTTGTCGCAATGACGGGCGACATGATTATCCGCATTGCGGAAGGCGTCACGGTCCAACGCGGCGACCTGCTGATGTCCGCTGGTGACGGCACCGCCAAACCGCAGGACGACGACATCATCCGCAGCAAGACCATCGCCAAGGTGACTTCAACTCACGTCACCTGCACCTACGACGACGGCAGCTACTGCGTGCCCTGTGTGTTGATGGCTTGCTGAGGCACAGAAAACCTACTCGTTAAAACGTCTGGGGCGGCACACACCGCCCTTTTTAAGGCGTGATAGGGTTGGTGGGGCAGCGAGTTTGCACCTCCTGCCCCTGGCCACGATCCCCTGGAGACCATGACCCAAGAACCTTACCCCACGCTGGCAATCGGGCGACAGTTGCCAAAGATTGATTGCCCAAAACACGGAATTCATAGCCACACAATCGAGAGCACTATCCCAGGTCACGAAGGCCGCTGGTGCCAGTTGTGCTGGCTGGAGTCACTTGGTGAGCCTCTGCCTGTAATCGAGTAGTCATTTTTCTAATCGACTATGCCAGTAACAACCATTAAACGCTGTCAATCTGAACCCGAGTGGTGGTGGACAGTTGAAGACTGCTTTGCTGAGTGCGACGTAGAGCCTAGCTCCGGACTTACCATCAAGTATCACGACGATAGCGATCAAGTGGGTGAAACAAAGCTAAGCCTTAGCAAGGCAGATGCTCTTCTCATTCGTGATGCGATCAATCAGCTTTACCCGCTTTCGTAGTCATTACCACTAATGTACCTAGAAGACGCATACAAACCACGGAATCGAGAAAAAGCAAAAGCCGCACATCTTGCACTATTCTGGTGCGGGAAGTGCGACGCGCAAATCGTCTCTCAATCAGAAAAGTGCCTTAATTGCGGACACCGTGAAAACAGGTCCAAGATCCGCATTAAACCCTATTAGTCGCTTCCACTTCTATGTCTGAACTTTCACCTGCCGCACAAACCGTACTGGATGCGTACTACTGCGAAAAACCGTTGGTTGGATCCAAGCGAGTTGCCGCCGCCCTGCGAGCTGCTGCAGAGCAGATTGAAAACCTGTACTGCGATGGCGATGTGGAAGACAGTCCTGGCATCGTGTTCGCCTTGCGTCAATTAATGCTTATTGCCAACGAGCTTGAAGCCCAGTAGTCACCTTCA